AGGGGGAGGTTGTACCACTCGTCCTCGTACCGGGCGAGGGGGGACAGAAGCCCAGGATCGTTGGGCGTCCGCGTATTTGTCCTGCGGGCAACCCCGAGCACCGATGTGCAGTCCGCCGGCAGATCGATGTACCGATTTATTACAGTAAACGAAGTGCCTGGGCCGCCAGCGCCCTCATAGGGGCGCTCGATGATGGCGTTATTTCCATCAAGCGCAATGATCGTATATGTCTTGCCCTCAATCTCAATGTCCTGGTTGACCATCCAGTCTTCCCAGAAGCCGACGGCCGGGCCCACCACGTCACTTCCAAGCGTTACCGATGACGCAGACGACTTGTCGGCGTAGACGACCTTGTCGACCGCCTTGTTGATGAACGAGAACGGCTTGGCAAGACAGATGGTTCTGTCTGCCTCGTTCAAGAACCTGTCGATCTGCCTCTTGTAGTTCTCGTTTGTCGGGTCGTAGTCGAGCACGTTGGCGACGTACTCTCGAAGGGCCTTGAGGTCAGTGGAGGGCACAACATTCTCCTACAAAAAACCCCGCCCCGGCGGGGCCGAAGCGGGGCAGACCCAGGAAGGGCTGGCTCAGACGAACTGCTTGTACACCATGACGGTGGCAACATTCGCCGTATCTGCCTCGGCAGCGATGGCCGCAACAGGAAGCGGAGTCGCAGACACCTGGCCACCACCAGAGCCATCACTGTCAGTGAGGAAGGTGGCAGCAACAGCAAGCTGACCAGCAACAGCGCCGATGGTGAGGAAATCACCAGCTGCTGTTGCGCCGGCCACGTTCGCCTCCGCAGGTCCCGCGATGACGACGAAGACGCGAGAACCAGCAGTCAGGGCTCCGCTGGGCTCAGCCGACTTCAATACGATACCCACGAACGCCTTGTCCGTAGCGGTACCGATGTCGGCCTTCACGATCTTCAGCGCCTTGTCGCCATCCTGGGCCTGAGACAGGTCCAGACTGACAGCATCCTTGTCGGCAACCGTCTCGGCAGCGATGAACACCTCGACCTGACGACGCGCAGAGGTGGTGGGCCCGAAATCGGAGCCCCCATCCAACTTCTGAAGAAGTGTGCTGGTAGCCATTTCAAGTCTCCGCGTTGACGAGGATGCCGTGGCCGGACAGATTCGAGGTACAAATCTGCATACGGACAGCGATCTGAGCAGACATGGCAGCGTATCCGCTGATGGATTCCATGTCACCCAGCTCGAACTTGGCGTCGCGGTCGAAGTAGACGTTGAACAGGCGGCTGTTCAAGAAGTACATCGACATCTTGTTTACGCCACCATCGCCCGTGAAGCCAAGGTTCGGCTCGATGAACATCGAGGCACCGTTGAACTCAAGAGCCAGGCGACCGGCCATGTTGCGCTGTTCAGTCGCAGACACATACCGCTCAAGCTGCTGAAGCTGATCCTTGTACAGACCGTAGCTGGTAGGGCTGGCCAGAATCAGATCGACGTCACCTTCAGGGGCATACTGCTGACAATCAATCAGCAGCGCCTGCATCTTCTTGAGACCATTGGCCGCAAAAGATCCGTCCTGAACCTGGTTCTGCCACGAGGTGGTGAAGTCGCCCTTCGCGATTCCGCCGACCGTGTTGACCTGCGCTCCGAAGTTCACTTCCTCGAACCAACCAGTAGCACCGTCGATGCCGTTCATGGTTTCGAGGTCGGTGAGGATCGTCGAGTTGCCCGCGATGAGCTGCTTTTCGATTTCACGCTTGAACATGCCCATCGTCTGCTTCAGCCGAGCCTCAGCAATACGGATGATGGCGCGCTCGCCCTTGTTGGACAGCTCTTCCTTGCGGGTGATGACAACCGGAGCGGTCGCATCGCACCAGCTGTAGCTGGCGGTACGCATCGGATCTTTGACTGCGAGGGAAACAGCCTCGTAGCCAGTGGTAAGCTGAGTGATGGTGGAGTGATCGGTCAGAATGACGGGACTGTCGATATACGAGCCACCGTCAACAGACTCGACATTCCCCAGCGAGTTGACCGCTTCGATCAGCGGGATGATTCGGAAGGTGTTGTCAACTTCCTTGTCCCGCAGGATGCGTAGTGTACTCGCGAGGATGTCATGCTGGACGCCAGTAGTCGTCGGCATTTATGCCTCTTGTGCATAGGGTTTGAAGGGACTGTGGCGTGTCCGTGGCACGGATGCCGACTGTCGGCGTATCCCGAGGGGTCCGAAAGCTACGGACACGCTACCCTATTTCTGTTGGGCTTTCAAGGTCTGGTAAATCTCGTAAGCGCTCTTCTCTTTGATATCCGGGGACAGGACGGCCCGGCCTGGGCGCTGGCCTCGGTCGGTAATCATCGCCGCCTTTCGCTGAGCCCGCTTACGCACAGCAGCCCGGTCTTCGTTGAGCTGCCGCTCTGCCGACAAGAGCTTCCCCTTGACCATCCAGTACGCCGCCTCCAGCTTTAGGTTCGGATCCTTCTTGAGCGCGTCGTAAACACCCTGCTTGACGTTGCTATCCTCCACCAGGTCTGGGTGCTCTGCCTTGAAGTTCTGATACTTTGCGTGCGCCTCGTGCTGCTGGCTCTGCTTGTGCAGAGGTTCGAGCACTTGCTTCAACCGCTGGGCAACCTTCGACTCGATGAGCTGTTGGATGTGTTCGGCGTTGAAGGGGTCGAAGTCCTCTGGCGCTTTGCCGGCCTGCTCCGACAGGGACGTCATCAGCCCGGAGTCGACGAGGGCCTTGTTCTGGGCCTCGATCTTTCGCCGTTCTGCGGCAAGCTCTTGGGTCTTCTTGGTGAACGCCTTGCGGACTTCAGCCATTGCCCGCTGCACCTCTTCGGGCTGACTGGAGTAAATCTGATCCCACGACTCCCCTTCCAACAGGCCCTGGGGCTCTGGCGGGGGGGCGTTCTTCTCGGCTTCGCGCTGCTCCTGAAGCTGCCGCGCCTGGCGCTTCTCATACGCCGTCAGAAGCTGCTCGACTTCCTGCTTGTACTTGTTGGGATTCGGATTCCGCCGACCAGCATCTTCCGGGGTCGCTTCCGCAACCTCGTCTACAGGGCTTGGTTCGACGGCAGCCGTGTCCGCGCTCGCGCTTTCTACGGCGGGTGCTGCTGTCTCTTCGCTCATTTACATTCTCTCCATCATAAGGGCTTCTTCGGGGGGAGCGGCAGGTGCCGCAGGAACAGCCTCGGCCACGACCTCGGTTTCACCGGGGCCGCCCATGAGCTGTTGGAACTCAGCGTTCGAGGCGAGCTGCTGAAGCTGAGACGCAAGCATCGCGAGGTCTCTGTCGTCCTCGATGGTACTCAGGTCGATCACGATGTCCGGCGCGACCTGGGCAGCGGCATCCGACAGCATCATCAGCAGCCGAAGGAACTCAGCCGGGAGTTCGGTCAGATCGGTATCGAACTCCGGGTAACTTCCATCGAATCCGCCCGCAGTGAGGGCGGCGTTGGCGGCACTCACCAGCGCATTTGCGGCGGTCTGCGAAAACAGGCCGCGAACGGGGGGAAGCGCGGCGTCAACTTCTGCCTGAAGCTCATCGCCTGCTGCGGTCATGTCATTTGCGGCCTGGATTACTTCATCTGCCACGTCACACCTCTGGATTGGGGAAAGTCTCGGCCATTGCCTTTGATGAGCTGCCTGTGTCCTTTAGAACACGCTGGAAAGTCGCCATATTGGTCTCGTGCTGCTCGTGTTCGCGCATGACGCGGCGCTGCTCCGCCTCAACCTCGCCTTCACGCAGCTCTCGGAGCCCGCGCTCCTTCATTACCTGCTCTCGATGCCGTTTATCGCGGTACGTCACGTTTGTTCCACGGTCGTGGAACCCATCCCACTTGGAATCTCCCCAACTCCAGGCGGTTTTGGCCGGCATCGACACCACAAGGGCTGCCGGTTGGCCGCATTTGCACCGGATAGACTGCAATCTGCGCTCGTATTTGGACAATCTCTCGATGAGATGGCCCGATCGGCAAGAATACTCGTACAAAGGCATTAAATCACGCCCCCGTCAGGCAATACCGCCCGTACTGAGCCTGGGGTAGGGATCTCTCCGGGCGCCACGCCCATCCCCGGCACCTGTTCGCCCGGCACCATGGGTGCCCCAGGTGGCTGACCCGGCGGTGAAGGCGGCTGACCCGGTGCCTCGGGCAGATCGACAGGCAAAAACTCCTCGCTCAGGCGGTAAACGCGCACCAAGCTCTTCAAGATCGTCTCATTTGGAACCCCCAGCGCCTGGAGTACAGGCACAAGGTTCATCAGCTCCTGCTTCTTGACCGCCTCGGACATCGGAGTGGACCCCGAATCCTGGGCAAAGAAGCCGAAATCACCCGTCAAGTCCTCGGGCTGAAGCAGCTGCACCCGACTACCAAGACGAACCATCTCGTCGTCATCGCCCATCAACGTCGCGAGCATCACCACATAGGTCTGAGCGCACTGAGCAATGGCAGCATCCCGCTCCCGAGCCATCCGGCCTATCTCCGACGCCGAATACGCCGCGAGCGCAGTAACCTCTGTTGCCGTCGCCTTCGTCGCCTCACCCCGAGTGAAAGGCGCCATAATCGAACCACGACCGAAATCCTCCTCTACCTGCTGCTCGTACACCTGAAGCTCAGGGGGAACAGGGCTGTGCGGCACCGGAGCAATGGCACGATTCAAGTCCTGCCCTGGGGACAACTCGATTTCGATGAACTCGCCGTCCTGGCCCTGGGCGATCTTGCTCATCGCCTCTTCGTCCAAGACCCCCTTCTCCACCATCCACTGCCGAGCCGCCCGGCGGATGCCGTTGGCCTGGAAGGTGCGGATCGTGTTGACCTCTACAACCTGGTCGTACACACGCCGCAACGCGCTGTAGCCCCGCAACGGCTCGTCCGGCTCGCGAGACATATACAACGGCACGATCGGCACTACCGGGCGGTCAGAAGCTGTCCGGAAAGGGATGCCCTCGAACTTCTCCGTATCCGGCTCCCCGTCGGTTCCGACCTCCAGCGCGATCCCGTCGTATAGGAAGCGACGGCCTTCTGAGAAATCTGGGGACCACACCAGAAGGCGCTCAGTAACGAGGTCGTAGAACTCGACGACAAGAATGAAGTCGTGGATCTGCTTTGTTACCGGGTCCTCATCCCGACGGTAGGCGGCGACCATCTCGGACTCGTCCTGATAGTCGATGTAGCGGGCGAAGCTGCGCTTGGCGTACTGCTTCGACCCGTACTTCTTCTTCGCGTCTTCGAGCGGCATGAAGTACCGATGACCCACAAACCGCTGCGTGTCCCAGCTCGATGCGGCGTCATCGACGATGATGTCCCAGGGGCCGACGGGCGTAATCTCTACGCGCCTCAACACGTCCTTGGTGTTGGTCGGCGTGAGCTTCATCGCTGCCCAGGGGTAGATGAGAGACAGCCGAAGGGCGTCTTCAATCTCCCGTCGCGTGTTCAACAACCAGTTGTTGGCGACGTTCTCTGTAATAGAAGGGTCGCCCTTCCCCCGCAGGTCAGGCTTTACGACGACGGACGGATCTCTCACGAACAAGCTCGCCACAAAGCTCTCGATCAGCTCATACGCACGACTCGTCTCAATCAACAAGCTGGAGTCGTAGCTCACACTCCGCTGCCAATACCGCATAAGATACGCATTTCGTAGACGGCGCATCTCTGGACGACGATCGTTCCAATAAACCTCGTGCTGCTCGTAAATCGTGCGGGCGATGCTGGGGGTAATCATCTATTCAAACTCCACGGCAACGCCTGAGATTTGATGCGAGCGACACGGCGAGCACGAATGAACTTGTCCATATACCCCGCAGCAGACTCCCGGCGGTGAGCAAGCGGAGCACTCCGCACGCAACGATAGGCGAGCGCAAGGGCTACGGCAAGGTCGTCGTGCAAACCTGGCGGCGCAGCAGGCGTGACCCGCCGCACCTCTAAGCCCCTCAGTTCGTGCATCGTTGACTGGTCGAGAGCGAAAATAATCCCCGCCTTTACGTGCTCCCGTAAACACTCGAACGCATCGAGCTTGCTGCGCACCGTAGTAATCCACGGCTTGCCCTTGGCGTTCTTCCATAGCTTCGAGTAATGAAGCCGCTTCAGCTCCTGAAGTACAACGTGTCCATGGTTGTTCGCCTCGCACAACACCAACGCCTCGTTGTACCTCCGGGCAACCGTCGCAAGACGGGCAGCAAACTCGACCGGGGAGATGCGGTTGCTGCGCTCAATGTACACGGGCTGAAGAGACCCCAGCTCTACAACCGCTAACGCTGAGTAGTCCTGCCCGACGCCGGCTGCGACGTCCGCACCGATCACGTACCGGGCCTCCTCCTTCGGGGGGGAGAACTCCCGCTGGGGCGTGTCGAACCATACCGTATCGATCTGATCCAGATCCCTGGGGTCAAAGTACGTACTCTCACGAGCAAGAAACGCATCGTCCAAACAACCCGGGTACTCCCGCTTGAACTTGTGCGTGCCCAACGTCGCTACCTGACGACGACGCCACCACAACTGCCCATCACTTAACCCATACCGCTCCGCAAGCTCCGCCTCCTCCTCCGTCGGCTCAAACCCGTCAGGAAGATTGTCGTCGCAATACGCCGCGTGCTGCCACCACCAATACGTGAACACCGTCCAGCCGTTCTCCGGCGCACCCTCGATCAAACGGTGAAACGCATCCCCCGGCACGTTGACCGTGGACTCGATGATGACAGGACCCTCCCCGACCGTCGAAATCGTCTGGGCAAGAACCTCGTCCGAATCCGTGTAAAACGCAAACTCCGATAAGTGACCGCCCGTAAACTCGAACGAACGAGTACCCCCACGACCCCCCGTCGTGAACGACGAAAAACCCGCCAGGGTATCCGAAAACACCGTGTCCTCAGAACTGTCAACCTCAAGATCACGCTGCAACGGCCCAGGAAGCTCCGACAACCAACGACGGTCCATGCGACGAAGATTCCGCGCTGAACGCTCGTGAAACGACAACACCGCATACGTCTCTGGATGAGGACTCGTATACGCCCGGTGAAACTGCCAAGCACGTACCGCCGTCGAAATACCCACCTGGCGGGCCTTGATCACAATCACACGGTTCGTCTCATCCATCAACGACCACAACGCACGCTGAGCCTCGTTCGGCTCGAACGGCACAAACCGCTGACGCTGCTTGTGCTTGATGCGCAGCATCTGGCAAAACTTCGCCCGGTCTAAAAGAAGACGCGACGTCTCCTCCCGAAAACGGGCCGGCACCGCAGCAGGTACGTGTACCTCAACTTCAGGGAGTACCCCCTCCGTCAAGGCTCAACCAGCTGAAGAACATTCTGGAAATCCGCGATCGTCGAATCCTTCAACGACTCCTCACACTCACGATCACGAGCAATCTCCAACACCCGCCAAGCACAGTCCACCTGAGCCTTCACAGGCTTGATGCTGCCACGAAGAGTGCGCTCAATACACGCAATCGCATCCGACGCCAGCTGGTACAAAGCCGTGTCGATCTGAGATGGAGTCATCGGCTCCGCTGAAGTGCTCGGGTACATTCGACCTCCCTCGCTATTGTAACGTATATACGCAAGGATTTGGCTTTATAGGGGTGGTAGAGGCCCCTACCCGCCTCGCGGGTACCCCCCCCCTTGACGCGTCGACCCACCCCCTCGAAGCAGCTCGAAGGGTGACACGTCAACCCACCCCCTGAAGTGATGCCTGATGGGTGACGTGTCAAGGCCCTGGTGCACCCCCCTGTCCCCTTCATGTTTGAGATGAACTTTCGTTTCAAACACCAACTAGACAGGGGGGTGCACCCAGAGGGTCAGAGGTCCAAATACTACAAAGAACCGTCAAGGGTGACGGCTTCCCAGGCGGGATAGGCGAGCGACCCCACCTCTCCACCTCTTGACATTCTCCTGACAACTTTGGCCCTTTGCCCCCTTGACCATCTGGCCCCAGGCGCGGTACGCTGTTTGGGCGGGAGGGATGAACCCTCTCCACCCACAAGGGGCACACCCAATGACAAACCTCCTTTCAATCCTCAACCTGATCCCCGCGGTCATCCTCACCGCCTGCCCGCCGCTCCTCATCGCGGGCCTCTGGCTGGCGTGTGGTCTCCTCGGCTCCCACGCTGGCCAGTAGGGGGCAACCATGACACTCTCTCTCTCTCTCAATGACTCCACCCTCACCCTTAGCCTGAGGTCCTTCGCGACCGGCACCCGGCTCCGCGTCAACCGGGGCGGCAACGTCTCGACCTACCGCGCGACCGACGCGGCCGACATCACGGCCGCCCTTGCGGGCACCGCCGGCTTGTGGGCCGTCGTGCCCTTCCTCCTCGCCTGCAGCGCATAACCCTACCCGGTGAGGGGTCTCGGCCCCTCACCTCCGGAGACATCATGCTGAGCCCTACCTACTTCGAGTCCCTCATCAAAACGATCGCGAACCGTGGCATCGCTGATATTCTCGACCCACGGGCCGGCACCCTTTCCGTATTTCTACCCAAGGGCCGCACCCTGTACCTCACCCCCGGTTGGTGGGGCGAGGCGCTATCATGGTGCGTCGAAGAGAACGATTACGGGGAAGTCGAAGCCTCCGGAAGCATCGAAGCCCCGTGGACCGGGATCATCGATTCAGACGTCGCGTTGTACGTGTCCGAACTTCGCCGCCTCCGCAAGGAGGTGTCGTAATGGCCAAGCTGACCTCTATCGATGTCACCTGCCCCCGTTGCGGGGCCCGTCCGGGGCGGTCCTGTCGGTCCGATCGCATCGCCTCCCCCGCCTCTTTTGGCGGTGGCTGGGGCGGGCCCATCCCCCTTCAACGCAGCCACACCGAGCGGGCGCAAGCTGCCCGGGACCGCAATGCCCGCAGGAGGGTGTCATGATGGCCCGTCTCCTTGCCGAGCTGATCCTGTCCGCCGCGGCCTTCG